TTAAACTCTTTAACTGGTACATTAGTTTTAGGAGGATCTGCAGCAGTAAACCCTTTTGCACCTGCTTTATTTATTTTATTAGCAAGAAGAGCGGGTCAAATACTTACTGATCCTGTTGCAATGAGAGCTTGGAATGATGCTCTTAATCCTGAAGAACAAATAAGTGTACTGATGGGAAAAAAATTAGGAGATGGTGTGCCTGGAGTTCTTGGTATAGGTAGAAGATATTTTAAGGGGAGAGATATACAAACTATAGCAAACATAAGACAGACACCAAGTGTAGTAGGTAGATTAGGTCTAACACAAAAGCGAGAGGCATTTGCAAGAGTGATGAATTATTTACACGAAAACGATAGTGATGTACCAAGAGTAAGTGCTAAAGAAGTTACCCCTGAGGAAATCACTGATAGACTATTACAATTAGATAGTAAAGTTCCAGATCCTATTTATGATGAGAACACAATACCTAAAGAAAACTTTGAAACAATGTTTGCGCAAGATTATTCTGGAACATCTGGTAATATTGACATAGATAATGATGCAGTAACATTTCTAAGACAAGCAACGATAAATGAAGCTGATACAGAAGAGCAAGAAAAACAAATTGAAGATGATGAAAGAGGTTTGATAACAGAAGATCTTGAGTTAGAAAATCCTGTTCAACAACCACAACCCCAAGCACCAACACCACCGAACACCGGACAAGTGACACAACAACAAGTTGCAGGTTTATTTCCTAATGACAATTTAAGTCAATTAATTGCACAAAGGAGAACACGTGGCTAAAAAATCAGCATTGCAAAAAATAGAACATCATGAAAGAATTTGCAGATACATGCAAAAACAAACTTTCGAAAGAATAGATAGAATGGAAGCAAGAATAGCTAGAATGGAAAAATTTATTATATGTGCTATGGGTGCGATTCTTTTAGCTGTACTTTCTAATCATATGTAGTATCAATACTACATGAAACTTCTCAAAAAATATTCATACAAACATTACAATAGATTTTCAGACACAAACGGTAGAAAGTATTTAGTAGATAATATTAAAGTTCCAAGTGTTACTACAATACTATCAGCAACTAAAGATATGACACAATTAAATGATTGGCGTAGAAGAGTTGGTAATGAGGAAGCAAATAGAATAATGAATCAGGCCTCAACAGTTGGAACAGAAATGCATAAAGTTTTAGAGTATTATCTTACTGGTCAAGGTTATTACAATATGATGGACGAAGGAACAAAACCAAGGATGATGGCAAAAACCATTTTGGACAATATTAAAATTGATGAGGTTTGGGGTAATGAAGTTAGTCTTGAATATCAAAACAAATTTGCTGGAACTTGTGATTTAACGGCTGTGGCCTATGGAAAACCAAGTATTATCGATTGGAAACAATCTAATAGACCAAAAAAAGAAGAGTGGGTAGATGACTACAAACATCAATTGGGTGCCTATTATTTAGCCCATACAGCCAATTACGGCCCCATAGAGCAGGGGGTAATAGCTATTTGCACCCGAGACCTCAAATATCAAGAGTTCAAGCTCTCAGAGGCTGATTTGAAGGAATACGGAGATAAATTTTTACATAGAGTAGAAAAATTTAATAAACTACAACAACCAGCTTCTTAGGTCTTCTTCACCTAAAGTTTTAGCCGCAATCTTGCCTTTATTGATTAAGGACTTCATAATGGCCTCATCTAAAGTATTTCTAGCTACAATATCAATATACACAACCGAACCCTTTTGGCCCATTCTATGTGCTCTATCTTCAGATTGCATTCGCACCTCTAAATTATAATTATTTGAAAAATATATTACAGTATTACAAGCAGTAAGAGTTAGACCAAAACCCCCAGTTGTTGGATTAATTACTATAAATCTTGTGTTTTTATCCTCCTGTATTCTTTTTACTGCCTTAGTTCTATCCTCAACATTAACAGCACCATATATACTTACTGTGCTATTTTTACCATATTTGTGTTGCAAAAATGCAACAATCTCATTTATGTTATAAATATAATTAGCAAAAACAATTATCTTACCATCCGTTTCATCTATTATTTCTTCTAAAGCGTTTAACTTTTGTTTATGTAATTGCATTAATTCACCATCATCATTTTTAGTAAATCCATTACATACTTGATGTAGTTTTATTATTTCGGTTAATTTATTAGAAAAAGAAATAGTGCTGTTTTCTACTATAGCTAATGCGTGAACTCTAAGTCTTTCATATAATGTTTTATTATCCCCTTCTAAATCAATATATCTTTTTTGCCTTATTTTAGGTTTTAGATCTAAACATTGATCTTTTCTTATCCTAGTTGAAAATGTTTTTAATTTATCTTCTAATTCATCTAATCTTTTGTAGTATTTAGGTATTGATATAAACCTGCCTGAGCCAACAGGAATATCCCCCATTTCTGCATATCTATTTCTAAAAGCTAAATAACTCGTAAACCCTAAAAGTTGTGGATTTAAAAATTGACATTGTGTATATAAATCTAATGGAGATTTTGTTATTGGTGATCCTGTTAGGATACGTCTTATACGGGACAATGATCTTAATTTTAAAATGTTTCTTGATCTTTTTGCTGTTCTATTTTTTATGGTTGTTGATTCATCCAATACTACAAAATTTGATGTATTTTTAGATAAATAATCTACACAAGCATCTAATCCCCTTTTAGTTGATAATGCCTCTACGTTAATTAGAAAGATTCTAAAGTCCTGTGATTTATTTAAATTTACATAATCCTTAGGTTTATCTATATTCCACTTATATATTTTATATTTTATTTCATTTGGTAAATGAATTTGTATTTCATTCTCCCATATAGTGTATACAGATTTAGGTGCAATAATTAAAACTGCATTAATTTTCTTTGTAAAATACAAATAAGCAAAATTATCAATGGTTACTTTTGTTTTACCTGTACCCATTTCCATAAAGTATGCCCATTCTTTTTGATTTGCAGATTGATTTAATGCACTACGTTGATGTTCGTAGGGTTTAGTTTTGTAAGGGTATTTCCACATCAAAAATATTTATAATTTTTTGTTTGCAAAAAGCAAGAAGATAATTTAAGAGTCGTGCAGGAGGAAAATATGGATATAGAAAAAATGTCATCCATTGACATTAGTCAAGAAAATGTAAAATCAATTTCTGAAAAATGTCAAAAACTCAAAGATCTCCAACGCACACTCAAAGATAAGGAAGAACAACTTAACAGACTCAAATTTGATATTCGAGATTTGGAAGAGAGAGTTATTCCTGAAATGATGCAGGAATCAGGTGTATCATTACTTAAATTAAGTGATGGTTCACAAGTAGAAGTAAAACCATTTTACGCTGCTAAAATTCCTGAGTCTAGAGTGGACGAAGCATTTGGTTGGTTGCGAGATAACGGTTTTGAAGATTTAATTAAAAATACCGTTACTGCTTCTTTTAACAGAGGGCAGGACAATCAAGTTGCAGAACTTATAAAAGTTTGTGAGGAACATAACTTTACTTATAATAAAAAAGAAAAAGTAGAGCCAATGACTTTAAAAGCTTTTGTAAGGGAACAAGTTGAAGGTGGAAAAAAATTACCTTTTGATTTGTTTGGAGTATACATCGCAAATAAAACTAAAATAACAATTAAGGAGTAAAAATGTCAATAAAGAGCAACGTAAAGATGAAAGAAGAACCAGCGACAGGTACTAACGTAGATGTAAAAAAGACTGGCGCAATTGCAAATGTTAATATTGAACAATTTGCAGATACGGGATTTGATAATGTAGACTCAAAAAGTTTAGCGTTACCATTTCTCAAAGTGTTGGGACAGTTATCACCACAAGTTACACAAGGTGATAGTGCATTCATTCCACAAGCTAAAGCAGGAATGATTTACAACACAGTAACAGATGAATTATATGATGGTGCTAAAGGCATATCAGTAATACCTTGTTACTATAAACTTGAGTATCTAGAATGGCAGGATCGTGATAAAGGTGCAGCCGCACCCGTAAATGTCTATCCTGCGGATTCAGATATTATGTCTAAAACCACAAGAGGTGATGATGGTAAGGATAGATTACCTAATGGTAATTATATTGAGGAGACTGCATCACATTACATTATGATTTGCGAAGAGGATAAAAACTCAACAGCACTCGTAACAATGAAATCCACTCAAAGAAAAAAATCTAAGAAGTGGAATTCTATGATGATGGCACTTAGACAAAAGAGAGCAAACGGTAAAGGTCATTTTAGACCTGCACCATTTACTCAACTATTTATTATGAAAACTGTGTTAGAAAAAAATGCAAAAGGATCATGGTTTGGTTGGGAAATAGAGCATCAAGGTACAGTACCTAACGAAGATGTTATGAAAATGGCTTACGAATTTTACGAAAGCTGTAAAAAGGGAGCTGTAAGAGTATCTCATCAACAAGAAGAACAGGCACCAAAAACACCATTCTAGTTTATGGACCTACTTGACAAAACCCTGGAGGAGTTTATAGAACTCTTCCAGGGCTCAAATACATATTTTGGAGTTTCTAAGCCTACAGGAAAAAAAAATTCTAAAGGTAAAGCAGAATTCAAACATTGGTTAGAACCTTCTTCAATGACAACGGATCATTGGAAACAACATTTAAAAGGAGAAGCATATTATGGGAGTGTTCCCATTCGAGATGATAATACATGCAATTGGGGGGTCATCGATGTTGATCGTTATAATATACAGCATAAGGAAGTTATATCGACAATTCGTAAAAGGAGATACCCACTAGTACCATATAGATCTAAATCTAATGGATTGCATTTAATACTACACATAGATGGTGTTGTTCCAGCATCTTCTATGAGAAAAAAATTAATTGAAATAGCCTCTGATCTAGGCATTAACGACACCACAACTGATATTTTCCCAGCACAAGACGAAGTAGATTTAAGTCCTGAAAAGTGGGACGAAAAAAGAAAAGGTAATTTTGTAAATTTACCTTACCAAAAAGCAAATATGACAACGAGAGTTGCTATGGATAATGATGGTAACTCAATAAAATTAGAAGATTTATATGAATTTGTAAAAACATTTAGGGTAACACCACAAGAATTTAAAAAAATTAAAATTTTTCAAGATGATGAAACAAAAGATTATCCACCTTGTGTAATTAATTTTATGAAAAACAAGGTGCAAAAGGGTGAAGGTAGAAATGATGCAATGTTTAACGTTGCAGTATTAGCTAAAAAAATTAATCCCGATCCTATTATGTATGAAGAGTGGACAAGAGAAATGATGCCTAAAGTTTGTTCTGAAAAATTACATCCAAAAGAACTTCAAGCAATTTTTAAGGGAGTAGAAAATAAAGATTATGCCTATAAATGTAAAACATCTATAGCAAGAATGCATTGTGTATCTAGTGAATGTATAAAAAGAAAATTAGGAATAGGAGCTAATGAGGCTTTACCTGAGGTTGGTAAGTTATTAAAAGTTAATTCTTATCCCGAACCTTATTGGATACTTCCTATACAAGGTAAATCTATTAGACTTTCAACTAAACAACTTTATCAACAACAATTACTTGGTGAGCAATTGTTAAATTTTGACATAGTATGGAGACCATTAAAACCTACTAAAAGAGACCCCGATCCTTATAGGGATTGGTTAGATGAGTTAATATCTAATAAACAAGATATGGAAGGGTATGATGCAGGAGAAGAAAGAGAAGATGTGTTTAATTCTAGAATGGCAAGATTTTTAGAGGATGTTGAGGATACCACAGAGTTCGATCAAATAGATTCTGGAAACATTTGGAAAGACGATATGTCAATGAGATTTAAATTAGAGACATTTAGATCATTTATGAAAAAAATGGGTTATAACTGGAATGAAAAAGAATGCACAAGATTTTTAGAACAGGGAGGAGCACAACCAAAAAAGAAGTTTCAAAACTTAGACTCAAGACATTGGTTGGTTGCTTTACCAAAACAAACAGAGCATAAAAATAAAGATGTCAAATTTACTAAAAAGAAAGCTGCGTGGGAAGACAATTAAAATATTTGGACCCCCAGGAACTGGAAAAACTGAAAATTTACTCAAGAGAGTCCAGCGTTATCTTAAACAAGGTTACTCTCCCGATGAAATCTGTTACATATCATTTACCAACAAAGCAGTTGATGAGTGTGTTGCAAGAGTCAGAAAAAGATTTACCAATTATGACGAAGATGACTTCAAGTATTTTAGAACGTTGCATTCTTTGGCCAGACAACAGTTTGCTGAGATTCCCGTTTTAGATCCAAAGGCAGATTTACTTATGTTTCATACACAGTATGGAACTGTGAAAGTAAAATATAAAGATACGTGGGATGATCAAAAAGTATTTAACAATTGGTCTTTACAAATTTATGATAGAGCAAGAAATATGAAAGTTGATCCTGTATGGTTGTATAAACAACAAACTAGAAAAGCTGTTAGATTGCAACAATATAAATCAATCATAAATGGTTATGAAGAGTTTAAAACTATGGAACTTGAGACAGGCGAACGGACACCGGACAGATTAGATTTTACTGATATGGTTGAAAGATATATTACAAAAGGATTAGTAATACCTTTTAAAGTATTGATGGTAGATGAAGCGCAAGATCTTACACCTTTACAATGGGATATGGTTGTTAAGATAGCTAAACAAGTTGATAGAGTGTATATCGCAGGAGACGATGACCAAGCTATTTATGAATGGAATGGTGCTGATGTAACTTTGTTTCAAACGTTCCCTGGTAGATCTTTAGTTTTAAAAAAATCAGTAAGATTAAATAAAAATGTTCACTTCTTTTCTAAATGTTTATTACATTCTATGGGCGAGAATAGGGTGCAAAAAGAATTTTATTCTAATGGCAAGGACGGAAAGATTTATCGTTGGAACAATTTAAAAAAGATACCTTGGGACCTAGAGGGTAGTTGGATGGTTTTAGCAAGAATAAATGATGTAAAAAAAGAATTACAAGAGGAGGCTAAAAACCTAGGTTTATATTTTCAAGATGTTAAAAATAATAAATCATTTGATCCGAATCAGTTCTTAGCTATACAGTATTGGGAAAAAATAGTTGACGGTGGCAGCATAAACCGTGAAGAGGCCTGTGTGATGTATGAGTATTTGTTGAATATTGACCACGGATACCGGTCACAGGACAGCAAAAAATGGTCGTTTGCCCACCCAAATCAAGTGTTTACTTTTGATGAATTACATTTAAGATGTGGTATGCGAGACGAAAAATCTTCATGGAAACAAGCATTTAAAAGAAAATTTAAGGAAAAAGATAAAAAATACTTCTACAGATTAATGAATGAAGGAGTTGACTTAAATTTACCTCCTAAAATTATTATAGATACAATACATCAAGTAAAAGGTGGAGAAGCTGAAAATGTTGTTCTTGCAAGTAAATGTAATTTTCCGTCTCACTACGATAAAAAAAGTTTAACAGAAAAAGTAAAAGAACTTAGAGTTTGGTATACAGGAGCAACAAGGACTAAAAAAACTTTACATCTGTTAGGCACATACCATCAATATCATTTTCCATTAGGAAAATATTTTAATTTATATGAGGCAAATTATGTTTAAAAAAGCAATACTAGATGCATTAACAAAAAGATATAATGCACAAATATCAGAAGCAGAAACTACGATAAAAATATACTTAGAAAAACCAGTAGGTATAGGTGAGCATCCACAACACATAGATGAAGTAGATAAATTAATAGAAAAAATTTCACAAGCTGAAGAAAAACTACAAATCTTACAAACTTTTAAACTATGACAAATAAAGATATGTTTGATGATATATTTCCACAAGATAAACAAATCGGAGGATCGCATTATAAATTTTTTACCATTCAACCTTTTGAGTTTATATCAAAAAATGAACTTACGTTTTTTCAGGGGAACGTTATAAAATACGTTTGTAGATATAAACACAAAAATGGAGTAGAAGATTTAGAAAAAATAAAACATTATTGTGATTTAGAAATAAAAAAATTAAAAGATGCAAAGAAAAAATAAATGTGATGAATGTGACAGGAATGGAGTTGTAGTTGAAAATAAGAAAATTTATTGTGCTGAGTGTTATATGTTTAATAATGATATTCTTCCCCGTATCGTGCGTTCAACTAAACGAAAACGTCAGCATAAATCCATTAACTATAATAAAACACTTCACTAATAAAAAATGACTTTTGGATATGGACTAGGTATGTTTTTAGTAGGTATGATTGCGATAGCAATTATATGCACAGTAGGTTATTACATAATAAATAAATGACTCATCAATTAAATTTTATATATAACGATAGCGATTGGGTATGTCCTAGTGAGTATCCCGACTTATCTCAGGCAAAAGAAATAGCAATAGACTTAGAAACCAAAGATCCAAATTTAAAAACTAAGGGTTCAGGTTGGGCTACGTTTGATGGCCATATTGTAGGTTTTGCAGTGGCTGCTTATGATCAGCAATGGTATTTTCCAATAGCTCACGATGCTGGCGGTAATATGGATTTAGCAGTGACAACGGCCTGGATGCAGAACGTTTTAAAAACACCTGCTACAAAAATATTTCATAATGCAAGTTACGATGTGGGTTGGTTGCTTGTAAATGGTTTTGAAAT